TGTAATCGCATTCAGAGAATTTGTCGAATCCCATTTCTCTATTTGCATTCTTACAATTCACCTTGCTGTACCTCCTTAAGCTTCTGAACAATCAGCTCAACACACTCATCAATGCTTTTGTTTGTAGTATCAAGCTCAAGTGTTTTCTCAGACTTATAATACCTACGAACATTGTCACGATAAAGTTTCTGAGCTTTTGCATAATCATAAGGGCAAGTCTCACCATGAAGTGTAAGACGTTCCTTAGCAGTTTCCTTTTCCACTGTACAATACACAACCATAAAGTCATCGGACTTCATAATCTTTCGTGCCTGGTGGATAAACTCCTGATTGCCAAGCTTTGTTTCACGACCAAGAATCTTATCAAAGGTCATGTAACCAACAGGACCTCTGTCAATCACAACATGCTTGAAGTTCGTTGCTTTCAGAAACTCCCATTCCAAAGTTGTTTTACCAGCTTTATCAAGCCCTTCGAAAATCACCCACATACATTAGTCCTCCCAGCTCTCAATCATTTCCTTCTCACCAGGAAGTAAAAGCTCAGGCTCCTCTTTATAAATTCGCTTTAACTCGTTATACCAAGCCAACTTCTTATAGTCAAAAAGACACTCTTCAGTAGCTTTTGTTACGTATGCATTCGCATCAGGGAATCTCTTAAAAGAGTTTCCAAACATTGCATCATAACATGTTCCAACTTTTCTGTTGGCTCCAAAGACATCACAGTTATTTAATAGAGTATTATAAACCATTTTGTCTAAGCTATCCAGTTCTGTATCTTCTTCAATTACTTTTCTGAGCTCTTTAACAAGTAACCTAAATGTGTAATTGATTTCATCATGAGTATTATTCTCGAATCTCATGCCAACTGCATTGACAAGTTGTGGTAAAGTGAAGCTTGCAGAAATGTCTGCCGTTTGACCATGAATTAAGAGATACCTTGCATCTTGATATGGAATGTTTGTAGTCTCTTTATTTTCGTTTCCTTTAGTCATATCATCATATAACTTCTGAGATTCCTCAATCAGCTTCTTTGCTCTCTCATAAAATGGAGAGTTCACGATATTAAGAGGAATAATGACATTATGGTTAACAGGCTGAGGCATCTGAGACTCACTATTAAAAATCCAACCACGATGCCTTGTCAATTGAGCAAGATTTACACGGCTGATTCCCTTAAAAATGGCTTGAATCAAAATCGTCTCTTGAGGAACAGGATTCAATCGCTTAGACAACGAATCGATAATAAATTCCTTCACTGTCTCATTGTTCGGGTCATAGTCTACATCATGAAGACTTATCCATGTCTGCTTTAACATGTCCCATATAATTTTTGCCGGATGTTTTGTGTAGCTAATAATCTCTACACTAATTCCTTTGTAGCCATTCTGAATACCATTCATTTATTTGGCCTCCTTCTCAATTAGTTTATTAATTTCATTTGTGTACTTATCAATGCGTTCTTTAGATTCAAAATAAATCTCATTAATGCAATCGGAAGAATTACCAAGAGTCTTTTCATTCAAACACCACTGATATACACTATAGGCATCTGCCAACTTAAGAATATTATATACTATCGGTTCAGGTTCGTACACATCTCTGAGATAATTTTTCCAATGTTCTCTGTAGTAATCTTGCTCAATTCTATCGAGTATTTGCTGCATCTCAGGGTAATTTACTTTGACATCATGAGGAATATCAGATGTACGACTTTCGCATGTATCATGCAATGCTGCAAGAATTAGAATTTGTCGTTCCTGTTCATGTGTAAGATTAAGTTGAGCCATAATCTTAAGACAAAACAGAGAAACAAAGCATATATGCTCTGCAACACTCTCATCTTGAAGTCTACTACGATGATTGTACCTGATAATCTTCTTGAGTGGGTACTCACTCATTATGGATTCTTTACTCAACAATTCCAGCATAAGCAAGTCCCTCACCTTTCTCAATTAACTCAGGCAACTTATCAAGGTCTTCAAATTTTGTGATAGTAATATCACCAGACTGAGCAAGCATCAAATTGAACTGACCATTCGGACCAAGTGTCTCACAATAATACACAATGATGATAGGCTTGAAAGTTTCATGGTCCTCCATACCAGCATTATAACCATTGGCAAAACCAGCTTCCCAAATGGTACCCATATCTTTACCATCAGTGATTGCGAAGATGATGTCACAAGACTTGATATGCTCAACATTTGCTGAAAAGATTTTTTCTCGAATTACCGGGTCAGTAATAGGTGATAACGAACTATTCTCCTTCGGACTCCACACATTGAATCCAAGTTCTCTCAAACGTCTTTTTACACGTTCTTCACGTTCTGCTTGGTCAGGATTGAACCAAGGACTTGCAAAGTATACTTTCATATTTTTAATATCGTTCATGGCGATTTCTCCTTTTCTAAAAGTGTAGGGAGGGAGTTTAGCCCCTCCCATCATGTGAATCTTCTTTTATAAAGTTTCAAGGCGGTTAGACACAACATCAAGTTTCTGCTGAATTGCATTGGCCAGGTCATCACCATCGAATCCGGAAAACATTGCAATGTTCATAAGTACCACAAAACAATCGGCCAGTTCCTCAAGCTTTGCATTCTTATCGTACTTATCGTTGCGATGTGATTTCCACCTTTTATCAGCGTCCAACACCTCACCAATCTCGGACATAAGCTGCTGAACATGATATGATGCTAAACCAACATCATCCACAGGAACAGTAACCGTATGCTCATCCTTGTATCTATCATAGACACCTTTATGAATGAGCTTATCTTGAGTTATGAGTTGAGTGTTGAACAACTGCTGCAAAGTTATTGCATTAGTCGTCTTCCCATTCATCCTCATCTTCCTCCTCTTCGCCCCAGTCTTCCTGAGCAGCATCCCATTCCTCAAGCTGATTGATGTAATACTTAGCAGGTTTCTTAGGGGCAACCTTAATTTCGCGTTCTTTACAGAGCTTGTACAATTCCTTAGCAGACATTTCAGAATAGTCTACAGCATCTTCATCCTCTTCTTCATCCCAGAACTCATCGTCATAGTCATCATCGTCATCATCTTCCGGTTCAGGCTTACGAGTATTCTTCTTGCCGGTAGACTTTGGAGCACGTTTCTTAGGTGCCTTATCTTCGTCTTCATCATCATCCTCAGTTGCATCACAGGGGAATGCCTTATCGAGCATCTTAAGGATAGACTTCTCAGAGTAAGCTTTTGCTTTCTCATTTCTGAACTTAACCTTGTCCATAGGAACAACAGAGAACGTCTTATTAGTCATTTTTCCTGAAACGCTGATAACATAATCTCTGTCAGTAAGCGTTCCATAGTTCTCATACATTGCCATCAATGCAGGAATCGGGCTGCAGTTATTCACAGGGAACATGAACAGCTGAACTTCACTGGTCTCGTAATTCCATACAGACCAGATATACTGAGAACGAGTACGAAGGCTGTCATCATCACAATAAGGACAATCCCTTCCAAAAAGCTCCTGGCAAGGAACATTTATACCTTGCTCAAAACTATCGTGAAATGTAACTTCCATTCCGTTGTCCATATCAATCAGAAAACGAACTCTGATTTTCTGACCTTCTCTGAAGTAGATGAACTTACTTTTGTTCTGACCGGACTTCTTTACATCCTGCTTAATTTTATCGACTAAACCCATTATGGTTTCCTCCTTGTTTTTAATTTATAGTTTTCCATAGTTTTCTTAAGCATTTTATCGAACAACTCTTGAGTCATATCACCTGGGTCCTTTACTCCTTTGAGATATTTAAATCTCGTTACTTCGAAATGTTGCTCAAGGAATTTAGTACCTTTACGACCACACTCATCATTGTCCAACGCACTTATCACTTTCGTGATTCCTTTGTCTTTCAGCTTTTGAATTTGCTGAGGTGACATTTTCCAACCTAAAATAGCAACCACATTGTCTTCACCAAATTGCACAAACTTCAATCGGTCCATGTAACCCTCAACCACAAACACATAATCTTTAGTTCCATAATCACCCACAAGAGTTGTTGCTCGACTGAATCCTTCGTTATACAGATATTTACGTCGTTCTTCTACTGACTTAATCATCGTACGACATACCCAACCTTTGAACTTTCCGTTGTCAAGCATCGGGAATATGATTCCATAACTCGTATTATATGTAACCTTAGCTTTGCATTTATGTAGGGTACCTGGCTTGAATCCTCTCTTGGTCATGTACTCTCTGGCAGCCACCACTTCAGGTTCATCAGAATCCCTCCAGTTAACTTTTCTTAATCCGTGGTAGTAATCATAGGCTTCATTATATAAATCCCTCTGGAGTGGCTTCTGTTTAATCAGAGACCTATCCAGTTTTATACCACTACACTTATCGGATTTCAGAATACGAAGATATTTTTGATAAGCCTTCAAGTCATTCAATCCATTGTACTTGGACTCCATAAGCTTTACAAACCTCTTTGCATCACCAGCCAATCCACATCCAAAGCAAAACCATGAACCATCTTCAAAATTCACAATCATGCTTGGGTTTACATCGTCATGAAAAGGACAAACGATTTTCTGACTTAATGATGCAGCATCAGGTATCAGATTATAATACCATAAAACCTTTGCTAATGCTTCACCACTTTTGTTCTCCATCGTTATGCCCTCGTTTCACGCCAACAGTGAAGTAGGGTTTCTGACGTTTCACGGTGTAGCAACCTTTTACTTGTTCTGTGGTTATTTTCCCAATCTCCTCAAGTCTGTCAAGTTCTTGAGTATCAACTGTTTGTGATACATTTAAGAACGACTTAAAGATTTTAGGGTCCACATCACATTCTTTAAGGTAAGCAATCAATGCGTCCATGTCAGTGATTTCGTACTTCTTAATTATTACCTGCTTAGCAAGCTGTTTTCCTAAAGCTTTTGCAAGCTTATCAGGGTCGAACTCAACACTTGACTTTTGAATACGATTGACCACCAAGTCGCTTTCGACTAAATCATCATACGAAAACGTAAGTGACTTATCGATGCCTTCACACTCAAAATAGTCCTCCATATCACTGCTGAATTGTGCTTTCAATTCATTGAACTGTGATTGCACCTGCTTAAATCTCGATTGTCTCTCAAAGAACTTACGAACAGATTGTCTACACTCAGTCGAACTAAGTTTAGCTTTTCTGTTCCTCTTTGCCATTCTCATCCACCAATCCTTTCAAAAGCTTATAAACTCCACGAGGCCAACGCTTACCGGTACGTACCCACACAATATCATCAAAAGATACGATGTACTCAGCACCATAATCAGTCTCAAGCTTAAGTTTACGATTCTTGGTAGATTTACGAGTGACCTTAGCAGATTTTACCCTGCCATTTGAAAGACGGAAAGCAACCAAAGTACCGATTTCAACGTTCTCAATATACGGCATCTTCTGAGCCATATCAACATCAACGTTGGCAGATTCTTTCTCAACTTTATCTTCCACCTCTACGACATCGTGATTGTCAATCTTACATTCGTCTTTAGCACTTTCAAATTCATTGATATTCTCAACTACTTCGGTATTCTCAACCACTTCCGCTCTTAAGATTGCATCAATCAGCTGGTCCTTGGTCATGTCCCATCTATCAGAGATGTTCACGCCCTTTGCAAGCTCTCTGAGCTCTTTGCAAGTTTTGTTCTGTAAATTTTCTTTTGACATGCCTATGTCCTCCTTTGATAATTTGGTAGCTTATGCCACCGACCGGCTTATGCCGGTTTCGTCTTAATTTTCAAAGACTCATCAGGGTGACTTATAAATCAAGTAATTCTTTAAGCTCAGACATATAAAACTCACCACCAAGAATTTTACAGCTCTTTACATTACGAACTTTTTCAATAAAATGTTTCTTATTTCTTATAGACTCATTTTCAATTCCTTCAATAAGCTTATAACCTTCATTTGCTTTTCTTTCCAAGCTTTTCATATAATCTGCAGCTCTCTTGAGTTTACATTCTGAGATTCTCCACCAAGAAGTATGTGCAGCCTCAAATATAGCTTCTTCAATTTCAAAAATTTCTTCTTTTACAATTTCAATGCCTTGCTTAATTTCAGCTTCATCAACTTCACAGTTAGAATTCATTTCATTGACTTTGGCAATTACCTTTTCAAGATTTTCAATTAGCTTCTCAATATCAAATTCACTTACACCATTAAACTCATCACACAAAGCATCCTCTTTGGTTTGCATCCATTCTTTATAAGTGAAGTTATTTTCAAGATAATCAACACGAATAGAAAGATAACATTTACCTTGAAATACGCATTGTGTCATTGGCATTCCCTTATAAGAGAAACCTCTGAAACGATTTCCATCATCACTGAAATTCAAATCCTCACGAACATCAATACCATACTTTGCTGCATTTGCTTTTGTTAAACTCTTTACCATTTTCATTTTTCGTTCCTCCTGAACACTCATTATTTTGTAGGCCTTATCTTTAACCTGATTATATTATACCATGTTATTTTGGATTTGTACATACCTTTTTGAAAAGTTTTTAAAAAGTTTTAGGGCGGCCAGAATCAGCTCCTGACCACCCTCTACACTCATCAATCAAAAATTCAGTTACATACCGATTTGCTGAAACACGAAGCCGATGACAATACCAATGATTGTTGTTATGATGTAGCCCGTCACTTTTCTCCACATCTCGCCATCTCGACTTTCAAGCTTCTCGAGTTTTTCTCCTTGTTCTTTCTGGGTCTCTGCCATCTGCTTTATGCTTAATGCGAGTTCTCTCACTGAAAGAGCAAGCTCTGTGACTTGCTTGGTCTGCTCCTCGAGAAGTTTGATTCTTTGATTTTGACGATTATTCTCTGCATCTATCCTTTTGCAAAACTCTTCGTGTTCAGCTCTAGTGATTGGACTATCCATAACATTGTCCTCCTGTTAGTTTCTTACTGCTAATTTCTTCAAGTTCACCAAGGTCCAGCAATAGTTGAACCAATAAACGCCAATTTTTAGCCCTGCTTCAATGGCTCCTTTTATGTTGGCAGAAAACTGCGTATCCTGCTGGGATGCGTCTTTGCCGTACCCCCGCGCGGATGATTGCTCCGACAATTCCTGCAGCTGTTTCCTTTGTTCATAGGCTTCACGGCCAGCGTTGAACACTTCAAGGTCTTCATCGTAGGAGTCAAACTCAAGCCCTTCAAACCATTCATTTCCTGCCTGGGTGATAGATTCAGTAGAGAACGGTATGCCTCTTTCGGTGAGCTTTTGTTCTATTTCATTCTTGTGTTCTTCCGAGACACATCGTTCTTCCATTTCAATCGTTTCTTCACCTTGAGTCTCCTGCCAGGTCACTATATATCGAACCAATTCAACCTTATTACCCAAAAGGCGAAACATTATATCACCTCACTTAGTTATATTTGTTATTTACACTCGTATTGCTCGTCCCGACCCCAATGACGACATCTTTGCCCATACAATTATTCGAGGATATAAGGTTGTAGTTGTTGTTGCCCTGTAATCGTATCGTGTATTGGTCTGAATCATAGTCGCTTGTTTGCCCTGTGCCACGAATACAAGTATTGCCTGTTACCGTGTTGTTACTAGATGAAAATAGGGAGATGCCGGTGTTGTTGTTGTTGCAAGTATTGCCTGTTACCGTGTTGTTGTTACTAGATGAATATAGGTAGATGCCGTTGTAGTTGTTGTTGTTGCAAGTATTGCCTGTTACCGTGTTGTTGTTACTAGATGAATATAGGTAGATGCCGTTGTAGTTGTTGTTGCAAGTATTGCCTGTTACCGTGTTGTCGTTACTAGATAAAGATAGGAAGATGCCGTTGTAGTTGTTGTTGCTGCAAGTATTGCCTGTTACCGTGTTGTTGTTACTAGGTGAATATAGGTAGATGCCGGTGTTGTTGTTGTTGCTGCAAGTATTGCCTGTTACCGTGTTGTTACTAGATAAAGATAGGAAGATGCCGTTGTAGTTGTTGTTGCAAGTATTGCCTGTTACCGTGTTGTTACTAGATGAAAATAGGGAGATGCCGTAGCTATAACTTGCAGCATATATTGCCTTATTCCCGTCAATTTGCAAACCTTGTATTTTGCAACCGCTTTTTTCATTTAAGGTTATTAAGCCCCTCGCAGTAGCCCCACTCCCCGTATCAGTGGAATTATACATTCGCTTTAAGATTGTGGCATTGCCATTGCCCCTTAAAGACACGTTATCCTTTGGAATATTGATACTCGCCGTAATATTATAAGTTCCATCAAGGATGACTACTTCCCCGCCAGCTGCGGGCAAACCATTTAGTGCTTGTATAATTTCTTCTTGGTCATTTGTTCCATCGCAAAGATAATCACAATCTTTTTCTGTCCAGCCAGATGTTGATGTTCCGATAACAAATCTCGCTGTTTTCGCGTGTTGCGTACCATCTGCCTTATGTGCAGCAAGTTCTTGGGTAACTTCACCTACTTCTTGGTCTGTGTATTGTTTTGCTGAATTCAGTGCGGCATTTGCTTTAGCTTGTGCGCCAGTAGGAGTTTCTGCGCCAACGTCTTCAGCCGTCAATACTACATCGCCTGTTTTCTCATTTACAGAGGTTACAGGCACTTCAATTTCAGGAAGTTGTTCATCAGGTACTTTTCCATTTTCATCTAAAGTTGCTATTCCATTAGGTTGGCCTTTTTCTGCAGCCATTACAAATCCTTCTGTTTGCTGCTGTGAAAACCAATCGTTCCAGTCTTGCTCTGCTTGCCCTGTTGTTGTAGTGTACCAGTCCACGTACTGATTAAACAGTGTTGTAGTATCAACTTGGTCAATTACACCCGTTACCCAGCCACAAACATTCTGATTCATACGAGTATCGGTGATTTGAGCTTGAGTAATTTTGATTGAACCGGCAGGAATACTAATTGTAGCAAGTTGAAGTTCATAGTAGTCAGCAGTGCGTGTAACCTCTGGAGCTATAGGGTTTATAGCGGGAGTTCCTTTTTTTACAGCCAGCCACATATTTCTCTCAGAAAATCCAAGACGAAGAACAACTGAATCGATTCTATTCAAAACACCATCTGCAACGTCAATTGGCAGATAAAGCATATCAGTATTTTCATACCAATATCCATTTATCCAAGCTTGTCCTCTTTCAACGCCTATTTGCATTTGAGGCGTTGCCATTTCCATAACCTGAAGCTGATTAGAATGCTCAGCAAAAACACCATTCCCAATAAAGCTTGCAAAATATGCAGCGAATTGACTTGCGAGATAAACTCTATCATATTCCTCCCCAACAAGGTTAGCATCAAAGAATCCACATCTTTCCACTTATTCTTACCTCCTTACGAAATTTGTCTCTTTACTTTCTGCATTATTGTCGGATATGAATACCCAAACGTAAGAACTAATGCGTACTCATCGTCGAAGTCCTCTTCCACTTCAGTAATTCTTGCAGACACCACTACATTAAGCTGTTTGTCTCTTACCGTAACCTTATCGCCTTTTTGATAATCTTTACCAAACTCATACTGAACCCCACCAAACACTCGAATCTGAGCTTCAAAAGTCTCAGTCGTTTTACATTCTGCGAGTTTATCATCTCCTCGATTTACAAGAGCTGCATCATACTCTGCAGGTGTAAGAATGGTTGTAGTGCCATCTTCATTTACAGACTCAGACTGAATATCTCTCGCATCAACATAAAGCTCTCTCCTACCGAAGCCTTTAGTTGTATTATCTCCAGATATTTTTGATTTTCTTGAAGCTCCTTCTCCCTCACCCATTACTAACGCTACAGATTTTTCATCCTGATTATTTGTATAGTAAGAACTTGAAAGAATATCCTCAAGGTCTGTGCTAAACTCAACAGGGTCAACTTCACTTTGCTCAATTGTCCTGTCAACTCCAGCAACCACCTCAAAAATCAACTTCTTTTCTTTCGGCCTAAATAACACATTGAAGCCAAGGTCTTTGTTGCTTGCGATAGTGGTTAAAACATCATAAACCTCTCCACCGGTCTTTTGGACTGATATTTTGCCGCCAAGTTGATTGTCCTCTGCACACTCTAAATAAGGAATCTTTCTACTAATATTCGTGGGATTCACACAGTTCTGATTTACGATTTCATACATTGCAGTAGACGCATCTTTATTTACTGCATTATACGTTCCCCAAATAATACGAGTTGTCAAAATCATTTCAAGCGTTCTGCCTTTGACATTGAACGTTTTTGTTCCTTTATCATCAATGGCAGACTTTACAATCTCAACAACAGCTGCATTATCACCACCACACCAAAGAATGTTTCCTTTCTTAAAATACTCAGAATTTTCTTCAGTGATTGGCGCCCAAAGTTCAAAGCTTGCATACCCATTAAACTTATCTGACCAAATTAAACTGTTATACTGGTTAACTTCACCAATATTCTCAAATGTAGTATCATCCACTCTGAATACAAGTATCTGAATTTGTTTTTCTAATAGCATTCTTGCACCTCCAAATACTTATTGTTGAAGTAGATATATACCTCAAGATTTTCGATATTCTCATCGGCATCATATCTGAAAAGATTATCGCCGACTTTAAGCTGAAGCCATTCGCTGTCAAGGTCACGATACTTAAAGTAGTTTGATGTTATACCATTCAGTGTTCCCTGAATCTTCTTTTCACCGATGATTGTATCAATCATGATTTCCTCACCGGCTTGCATCGTTTTGTTTACCTTGAAATATTTTTGTGTGTCAACGTTGATTAAGCTTGGACCATATAAAGTACCATTAGCTTTGAATACGATTTTCATACCAACATCAACAGCACCTGAATTATTGATTGCAACAATCAAGCTTGGCTGTCTCAATCCAAAAATCACACCACCAGGAGGTGACGGATTCTTTGAAATAATCAAAGGGAAATGAAACATAGGAATTGTGCTTGCTGCTACAACTTTACTTTCGACCTGTTCACTGAACAATGGGTCAGGGCAATACCCTTCAATCTTGAACTTACAAATCACTTCATTGTTCTCTGCAGTAGTTGCTGAATATCGTACAGATGTGTTCGGTAAAAACCTAAGCACATAATCTTTGTAAAACAAATCAACAGCTTGCTGAGGATTGAAGAATCTGTTTAGTATCTGTTTGCGTTTAGTCATTACGGCTTCAGTGTCTGCAATAACCCAACCTTGAACTGTAACCGACCTTGTCTCCAAACTTGTACCAGTTACATACACACCAATCTGGTTTACATGCTTATAGGAGTGATGGGTGCTTTCTACGACACCCCAATCCACTGAATTAAGTATATAATCAAGCGTAGATACCATGTCAAGTGTAAGAATTTCTCTGGTTTCTATATTCTGAAGTTTAATTCCTTCGACCACACTCACCACTCCCTTCTTAGAATCCTTCTGCCATATCTTGCTTTGCCTTCTTCATCTGTTTAGCAGCCTCAATCTCATCAATTGCTTTTGGACTATAAAAGATGAACGTATCACCGCCTCCAGTTCTTGGCTTATCATTATCATTAGACTTTTCAATGACTTCTCTCGCTTTACTAAACCCATTATAAGTAACATATCCAAGCTGCTCACTTGCTTGTACAAACTGAGTGCTTATATCAACAAGCTTTGCAACACTTTCAACAATAGTCATGTT